GTGCGTTTTTAGCCAAAGCCACCGACTTTTCAATCGAAGCCATAGCGCTGCCCACTGCGCCCTTGGCTTCGTCCATGTCACGGGACAATTTTGCGACGTTTGTCAGCAGCGATATTTCTAAGACGCCAGCGTTCATTGTTGTGCCGTTTCATTTAGTCGTAAAAAACCCGCACTAAGCGGGTTTTTGGTTTAGTTTCATGCTGCTATGTTTGTTGAGAATCTTTTCTCATGCGCTTCTCTGCGAGATGCAGACCACGGTACGCCTATTGATGCGAGCCTTTTTTCTTCTGAATACGGCTTACTTTTCATAATGGAAAACCATTGCAAGTAACCCACCATCTAAATCTGCGTCACTTCCTTGGCCGGGTTGTCATGAGTAACTTCAAGGCAGATTGCACCTTGGCGCTAACTTCAGCTTGGGTTGCAGGTTCTGGCTCGGGCATGAATGGCTCGGGGCAGTCTGGCGCTTCGGCTTGTTGCTGCATTACCAAATAGGCGTGCGACAAGCGCTTTAGAGTGCGACATTCCCATGCGTTGAGCGGTGTCGCGGTGTTTTCCTGCCATGCCGCTATTTCGCTGTGGCTCAGGGGCGATGCACCCATGCCGCCATACATGGCCGGGCCTGCATCAAACAGGTAGCCGATCATGTAGCCGCACATTGTCAAAGGCGGGTAGTTGGCAAAATCCTCGTTTTCCTCGATATTCTCAAGGCGGGTTTTGCCAGACTTGCCGTCTTTGTCCTTGGGCGCGGTGTTGAGCCACGCCACTTGCCGAACGTAGAGGGTTAGCTCTTCGCTGGCAGCTTGGAAAAATTTGCAATGTCATCCGATGCCTTCAGGATTTGTTCCTTGATCGGCGGGTTGATGGTGCAAAGCCTGATTGCGCCCTCGGGGGTGAATGGGTCACTGATTCCGCGCCAGCCAACAACACGGATGGCGGTCAGTTCGGTTCCGAATTCCATGTCTTCCTCGATGCTGCGGGTGACGGCTTTCTTACCGCGCTTTTCCTGCATTTCGTCAAAGCGGCGGCGTTCGTTCAATGCTTTTTTGGTGAAGTTCTGCACCGCCGGGGCGTGCGAGCCAATGACTGTCAGAAAAATGCCAGTGCCTTTGCCGGTAGCGTCGTCGGTGACTTCAAATTCAAAACCGCCCTCGCATTGTTTGGTAAGGTCGAGCTGGTCGAGTGAAAAGGTTTTAGCCATGATGGTTCTTTCGTTTGCGGGGTGAAAAATGCACCGTGCCCAGCCTGCCCATTTCCCCGCAAAGGAAAATGAAACAAGCCGGGTCGGTGCGAGGTGTGGCTGTTTAGGCCGGTGATGGGTTAGGCGGCAAGGACTTCAACGATGCCCACGCCTGCGCTGCTGGTTTGCAGTTCCAGTTTGCAGGTGGCTGTGATGATGGAGCCGCTGTTGCCTGTGCCGACCTTGAAGCTGAGGGCCAGGGCGCGGAAGTAGTAAACATCGCCAGACGGGTGCGCGATTTTGAAGCTGTAATCAGCGTCAGACATGGCTGCGGCTTTGAGCAGGATGACCCCTGCGTCGTCGGTGTTAAGACCGAGTTTCAAATCCATGCTGCCCTCGTTGAAGCCGCCTTTTTTCTTGACCGTGCCGCGCGAGCCAATGGGTTTGTGCGTGATGACTTCAAACTCGCGGCCAAAGTCTGGGATGTCGGTGATTTCACCAATGTCGATGAATGTCAACGCGGCGTAGCCTGCTGCGTCAAAGGTTGTTGGAACAGTTGCCACGATGCCGATGGTGGTTCCTGCGCTGGTGGAGACGGATGTTTGAGTTGCCATGATGGGCCTTTCTTTGGGACGAAAAAAAACCGCATTGCTGCGGTTGGGATGCGCCCGGTAAGGGGCAATGAAAAGACCTACTGAGTTGCGTCAGCAGGGCTTGTGGGGTTGGCTATGCGCCGGGAATAAAAAAAGCCCCTGCAATGAGGGGCTTGGTTGGGTCGGTCTATGCCGATTGAATTTGTGTCAGCGCCGGTAGCTGACTTTGAAGTCAACGCTTTGAAAATAGATGCTCTGATCGGCATCAAAGATGTCGGGCCCGATGGTGTCCTGGATGACTGAATCGCAGTCAACGCCGTTTACTGTGGCGTGCGTGTTGGGGCAAGCGGCTTGCACCAACGCCAATATCTGTTTTTGCACTGGGTAGGTTTTCGCCATGCAAGTGACTTGCACCCTGTCGGTGTAAAACTTGGTTGCCTCATTCATGCCCACAGTTGGGCGCTGCACGCCGCTGATTTGGGCAATGCTGATGGCTGGCAATGCGGTATTGAGCGGGATAACCCCGGCCATGATGCGGCTGGCTGGCACTTGCGAGGTCAGTGCGCTGTTGGCTGCCAAAAGGCTGCGGATTACGATGACACCGCTCACGCTTGCGCCTCGATTTCCACGTCGCTGGTGTCGAGGCCGTGTTTTGAGCTCAATCTTTCTTTCATGTACTCGGCTGCGGCCACCACGGCATCAGATGCCCTTGCGTCCAAGGCCGTTCTGAGGAATGGCTTTGCCATTGCACCGGGGTGGTCAACGTGTTGCACCATGCCTGCGCCAAATTTCAGCGCGCCGCCGTCTTTGGCTTTGATGCGGTGAGCAGCGGTTCCAAATTCGATCAGGTGCGCTAGTGGGCCGTGCTTGCCTTTGGCTTTCAAGCTGGCAGTGACTTTGCCGCCCTTGCTGTTGGTGCTGATCTTGAGGCCGTCGCGCATCAGGCCGCTGGCAACCGCTGCGCCTGCCTTGGCATCCACTGCGACTTCTTTCATGCCGCTGCGGAGCGCGCCTCTAAGCACATTTTTGGCTACTTTTTGAGGCAAAAGCGTTAGGAATTCGTTCAATTCCTTTAGGCCAGTGACGTGTATATCAGTCATGCCGTGCTCCTTTCGACTACAAATTCCATCCATTCGCGCCGCCCAAGCTCCGCCGGGCCGCTGATGATCTGGTAAACCACGGGGGCTGGACGGTTGATGGTCATCCTCATACTGCTGTCAAGGTCGTTCCTGAACCTCATCCTTATGCGGGTCTGACTGGTGGCCGTGGCAAGGCCGTTTTTCACGGCTTCACTTCGGCTGGGTAGCACGTCTTGCACGTTGGCCCACAGGTTCGCCACGGTGGCCCAGACTACGGTTTCAGTACCGTATTGCGCATCCTGGGTGACGCTTTTGCGCTCGATCAGCACGCGGTGGTTTAGGTCTGCGGCTCTCATAGCGCCCCCGGTACGTCAATGCTCATCAAAAGCGTGTCAGTGATGTATCTCGGCATCTCGGTTTTGTTGCCGTCTCGCACTAGTTCGCGGTCAGCGTACAGCCAGGCGCAAGCCAGCAGCATCCAGGCGCGAGCGCCGGGGTGTTTGGCTATGTCGATGCCTGCGGTGTAGGTGACTACTGCGGTTTTCGTTTCGTTTTCAACCGATGTGATGACGGTGCGCCGGGCCACTTCGGCGCTGGTGTAGGTCACTGTCACGCCGTCCACTTTGACAGATTCGATAGCGATAACGCCTCCTACTGCCAGCGAGCCGGGTAGTGTGATGGTGTCGGTGTAGCGGGCGGTGCGGATGGCGCAGCCGGTTTTGGCTTCGGCCATGGCGCGTGCAGGAGGGATGATGCCAAGCTCAATCGCATCATCATCGTCCACGCCGTCAATGCGGGCGTGCAGCTTTACCTCGTCAAGCGTCAGCGGCTCGGCATTGATGTACTCAATCAGCATTTAAGCAGCCTCGGGCGCGTTTCGCACTTTGCGGGCGGTTTTGACGGTGTTGTCAGCAGGTGGCAGCGCTTGAACGCTGACTGGAGCTTCGCCAGTTGACAGCGCGTCGCCACGGGCAATGTAGGTGTCCGCCAGTGCATCATCAAACCCGGCACGGTCGCCGGGGCTGTATGCGCCACTGTTTTTGGTAAACGTGATGATTTTCATGGTGTGCTCAATTGGCCCACCCTTGCGGGCAGGCCAGTTTGATTACGCGCCCCAGCGCACGTCGGTCATGATGGCAATGGATTCGACGTGGCGCGGGCCAAAGTCGTGCTTGGCAATGACGCGAATCAGCGTCTGGTCACGCTGGAAGGAGCTGATGACGTTGCCGCCGCCGTCCTTGTAGGTGGCTTCTTTGCTGTAGTCGATCACCAGGCCAGCGTCTTCGCCAATGAAGCAGTCACCAAAGTCAGCCAGGTAAATCTCAGAGCAA